CTAACTGAGAGCGTTCCTGAGAGCTAGGAGGTTCGGTTTCCGAACGACCTAGTAAACCCAAGAAGCACTTAGATAGTGCACCATATCCTTCCAGATGATCAGTACGGTCAACTGGCCTAGGAACCAACGCCCTTATTTCAAAGCGTTGGAGATCAGAGTTCCACCTCTCGGCGGACTCATAACCTAGATAAGAGATACGGCCCAAAGCTTCACTAGTCTTGGAAACATAGGGAATATTTCCTATGATCCGTTCAAGTTTGTTAAACATGAACTGTGTAGTCCGCCAATATCCCTTCAAATAGAAGAGGTTGGCGGTAGCTACCCACGAGATGATTTGTGAAGCCTGCTGCCTGTTCTCAGGACGCATCCTTCTAAGGTAAACAGGTGTAACCTGATACCCCGAAAATGCGTCAACACCACATGACTCTCGGAAGCTTCCGCTCACGAAAGTCTTATTGGAGTTTACCTTACAATTGTACTTTTGTAGGTAATCGAGAACAGTATTCGCCGCGTACGTGGGGACGATAATATCGTCACCATATACGTATAACTTCCTAGAGACTTTATAAACATTCTCTAGGGTTATAGGAAGGTCACTGTGAGCCAACAAGGCAACTACACAAATTGTGTAGAAGTACATTGCCTCAATTGGAAAACAGAGAGCACTACCCATAGACGCAAACTTCTTGAGAGGAGAAATAATTCTCCCATCAGGTAGTTGTGCACTAGTCGATCGACATGCTTCAATACTAGCCTGAATTTCAGGACTAGAACGAAACATCTCAAGAGCCAACGATCGAGGAACTCGGTCACTGGCATCTGAAAGATCAATCGTAGCATATTGACCTGTCTTCGACGCAACTATCGCAAGCTTTTGATTGATCGATTGGTCACGGAAATTAACGTGGCCAGCGGTCATCCTTGAGGACTCGAGCTTCTCATAAAGATAATCTCGAATCCCTTGCTGCACAAATTGCATGCAGCAAGGCTCTATAGCGATAATGCGGGGACTCTTCAACGTTTTCGGGACAGTAACAACCCTAACGGGTTGTTCCTGATCCTCCGGCACAATCGATACCATTTCGAGCTCCCTAGAATCACACGGAGTACCCAAAGGGTACCCGTTATCGATAATGGGGAAATAAGGCTCGAGACGATCGTGCCAGTATAACCACTGATACTTTCGGTTACCCGAAAGATGTTCAGCGGTAGCACCAGGCCCATGCCGAGGGACACAGTCGGAAGCTGAAAAATCAGCAACCATAGTGCCCCACAAGCAAGAAGAAACACCCAGAAACTGGGTGCGGTCTTCGTCTGGAATAGAAAACGTTCCAAGAGACTGCTCAATGGAAACGAAGCTCTCAAGTGCGAGTGCAACCCTTGCTGGGGTGCATTCAATTTCCACTTTCTTGAATGTACAGCATAACTGCCGTACAGATTCAACAATAGTAGGAACATCACTTGAGTCTCCTCGAATATTTGAGGGGGTATCTTCATTTTCAAACATCCTTCCTGTCTCTCTGTCAAAGATGCGACTTGTCATACCTTGCAAGAATGCAGGGATTGACCCACCTTTTGCCTTTGAAAAACCGGCAAAAAGTGTAGAGTCGATAAACCCAACCGCAAGGCTTCTCTCGAAGTCCTTGCAAAAGTTGGGAAGGGTTATCGTTAAAAACGACAAACCTTCACCTTTGACTCGTGATCTTATAGTTTCAAGATCACGTAAATCAGAGACATCAGCGACACACTTCATG